CCATCAGCAGGATATGTTAAAGTTTTGTTTTCTTTGTCATAATCGATATTGCCTGTTTGTACGCTTTCTGTGCCGTCTGCATCCACCATAATTAAGGCTATATCTTCAATCATGTAAAAGTCATACGGCCATATCCATTTTTTGTTAACTCCATCACATTGATAAACTACACTAGGTTTTTTGACTTCTGGTATCATATGTACTCCTTTTCTAATTAAATAGGACTACCCATAATTGAGTAGTCCTTATTTATTAATGTTTATTTTGCTTTTTTTCCTTTTGTTTTTCTTTCTTAGATTTCAATCGTTTATCAAAGATGACGGAATATAGCAAATCTTCGAGCTCTGCATCTATATCCGTTAAACCGTATTTTGCAATTGTCATGACGCCATCGGTTAGTGTATTGCTTAACCCTGTCATAGAATTGGCAAATTGTAGTCCTGCACGTCCTACGTCCGTCCAATCCTTTTTACTACTATTCACAGCAGTAAATATATCATCGATTTTATCGATTACCGCATAGGATAATGGCGACGTTCCACGATTGTATACCTTTTCGCCTAACATTCTATTCATAGCTTGTGTGATACCCTCACGAACGAACGGTACGCCCATGACGCTTTGATTTACAAATTCTTTAGTTAATGACTTAGCTACTTTTGTAGGGTCATCGTCATCATCGCTACCAAAGAGATTATTATATATAACCATGATTACAGCTTGCATAAATAGGTCATAGAAGATTACACGAGCGAATTTCTTGAAATCCCCTCTATCTTTAAATGCATAGAATCCGTCAAGTTGCATATTCCATAGTGTGCCAGCATACGTGTAGAACGTAGTCGCAAAATTAGCGATAGTCCCTTTGTTACGTTGTATGCCTGCTTGGTCTTTAATATCACCACTACCAAATATATCAATGATAGCCTTATCAGCTAGTTCAATTGCTCGTTGGTCTGCCCACTCTAAAGATATACCCTCTTTTTGTACAAGTTTAGAATATTCCACATCGTATACATCTTTCCAAATCGGAACAGAAAGCATTAGATCCGTTTCAGAAAGTAGACTGTAACCCCAACTATTAATAGCATCACGGGCCTCGCCTAATTGTTCCATGGTGTAACCGCCTACAGATTTACCATCAATCGTAAATCCTTTACCGCCGATTTCTAAACCTCTACGCATATCCTTATCAAGTGTTTGTACACGCTCACGGAGCATTACGGATTTTCCTAATACGAATTCATAAGTTTCGTTATACCGTCCAGAGCCTCGGCCATATACGCCTACACCTGCACGATATAACGCACACATTACTCTTGCTGCGCCTAATTGTTCCATAGCCACAGGAATATTCGCCACGTTTTGGATAGCTACACTTACCTTACCTGCCATAACAGCAGATGAGATATTACGCTTAATCGTTTGCATCATATTGTCAAATTCGGTTAACCGAGATACTTCCGTTGTCCATTGGTCTCGTACCCATTGGCGCAAGTATTGGTACTCACTAGCACCGAGTTTATTTGTAATATAGTCCGCAAATTCTTTACGATTAATTAACGTATTTACATCCGTAACCGCCTCACGCATCGCAATGTGATTGATGCTTTCTGTAATTGCACGAGGTATTACATCTAAAGACAATAACAATTGTTTATCTTTCACCTTATCAAGACGTGATTTAGTAGCACTCATGCCATAACCAAAGGTAGCATTACTACTCATGAATGATTGTGCTATATCTTCCATTTCATGATTAGAAGATTTACCGCTAGTCTTAGGGTCGTACATTATAGGGTAATATTGCCCCTCTATGGTACGTCCGCCGATTCTAAATGTAATTCCTTCTTCTTTCTTTAATGGATTACCTGTCATGCGTTCTTGTACTGCACTACGTTCTGGATAAAATGAGTTGATTTGCTCCCATTCACGGATAATAAATTCCCAGTCTCTATCATCGAGTACATCTTGGAATAGTCGTTCTATTTCAACCTCATTGGCTTTTACGGTCTCTATAGCACGTTGTCTATTACGTTCTGTCCCCCAATTCAAGGCTAGGGCCATAACTTGCTCTTTAGTGAGGTTTCTTGCGTCCCCTACTTGATAGCCTCGTTCGTTACGGATTTTATAGAGTTCCTTACGAGAATATAATGCTACGTTTTTAGCTAGGCGCATCGTTTCACTTTCAAGACGTTCGTTGAAATGTTGCCGTGCACGGTTAATAGTATCGTAGATATACATTTCAGCAGGGCCACCCTTGCCACCATCTAAACGGCGCAAAATGGTTTTGATTTGTTGTAACGATTCAACGAAGTTAGCCACCTTATTGAATATAGCGTTTTTAGTAGTCTTGCTATTTTCAATGTTGAAAGTGCTTTCTTCTACTTCGCCAAATGTTTCAATAGCCTTATCAAGGATATCACGTTCTACATAATCAATAGATAAAGGATTGCCGTTTTCGGTTAAAAAGCTATTATGCTCATATTCCCTACGTCCGTTTTGATACATGCCAGTCATTAATTCTTCGAGCATGTTCAATTCATTAACGGTTAAGGTAGCGAATGTACGAGGTGATTTAGCATTAAAAATACCGCTTACAGTATCATCCATACTAATTAATGTATTGAATCCTGCTATACCGGCGTCTGGGTCAAGTCGATTAGTAATAACCGTTTCATCAAATCCATCTGTAGGTATCAATCCGTCACGCTTAATCAACCCCATTTGGTACATCATATGAGTATAGAAGTACCGCAATTGAGGGTCTAGCATTACAGGGTTTTTCGCACGAGTAATGCGTGCATTTTGTTCTAACAATTTAGTGCGTAGTTTCTTAATAGCTTTTGAATTTTCAAATGCCACTCTAGCCCTTGCTTGATTCATCATTTGAGATTGTTTATGCTCTAATGCTTCATCTACCTTATTAACGGCTAATGCTCTATCTGCATTCTTACCATCTCTGATTGCTTGATTTTGGTATTTCTTATATTGGCTCGCTTGTGCCAATGTCAAATCACCTAATTCAGCACGGGCCTTATTCATGTATTTAGGAATAGTGCCAAATCCACCATCACGGATTGCACGAACAGCATTAATGCGTTCTTGTAACTGTGCTTTCAATTTCTCTATTTTATCTTCGGCTTTGTCGAGTTCCTTAGAAGTAGAGTTCAATTCTTTAGCTACTTTTGCATTATCCTGTTTGATTTGTTCCGCTTTAGTAATTGCCTTTTCAATCGGTGCTAGTTCCGCATCAAGATTTTCTCTATTAGGGTCTAACCGCTGCAATTTATCCAATAGTTGCCAATTGTTAGCCAAATCCTTATTAGTATATTGCTTAATAAGTTTAGCCTCTTCTTCTGTAAGTGCCATTTGACCTTGGTTAGATAATAGCATTTCTTCCGCTATTTGCTCATTGGATTTTCCGATATTGTTGACCTCAACAAATTCGGATCTTGCGTGTTCCATCTCTTGCTTAATAGCATCTTCAAAGGTGGCCCCTGTTTCTTCTATTTCTGCTTTCTTTAGGTTTTCGATGTTGCCGTATTGAGTATTAACCAACGCTGCATCGCCAATTGCAAGATATCGTTGATGCTCTTTATAGATAGGATATTCTTCGATTAAACGCTTTTCGATTGCAACCTGTACATCGTCTTTTACTTCTTCCCATTCTTTAATAGGTCGATTGTCTAACTCTTTCATATACTTACGCATTACACGTTCTTTAGCTTTTTCTTTAATATCAGCAATGTATCCTTGTACTCGTGCCTGTTCGGTTTCACTCAACTGTTGATACAATTTTGTATTTTCAAATTGTTCCAATGCTTGCTCATGTGCGTAGTTTTCAATATCGTCTTGTGTAGCTATCATGCGTGCCATTATATCTTTAATGTCAGATGGTACTTCACCGCCTAAACGTTGAACACTACGATAAATACGAGTTAACCATTTAGAGAATTGACGGAATACTCGTTGTAATCCTTTTGTTGGTGCTTCACCACTTCGTAAATAGCTTTCCCAACCTCGTGCAAATTTCTCATGTGCTTTGGTATTATCTACGTTTTCGCCATCAACCCAACCGCTCCACTCTTTGAGTGCGTTCCAATCATCAACTAATTGTTTAGGTGCATTGTCCATAGATGCTAGTTTTTGAATATCATCAAAAAATACATGGCCCATTTCATGTAAGAATGTACTTCTATCAGCGGTTTTGAAAATGCTGATAATGCGTTCACCATCTTTCATGATTTCAGTCATGCCATTAACAGATTGGTTGTACTTTTCAATGACTTTGATTGCCTTGTCATCGAATACCACATAGCATCGTCCGTCTCGGTTGCCATCGTAGTAGATGCCTTTTATACCGATACTATTTAAAAATTCACTAGCCTTTTTAGCATTTTTCACATTATGAAGATTAAAATGTTCATCATTACCAAGTGCATGAGATAAGAACGAATACAACTGTTTACCATCAATATTGGTTTTCTCTAATGCACCATATACATCAGTCTTAACATTCGAGATCGCTTTTTCTTCACGTTCTCGTTCTAACTGTTTTTCTTTTTCGTATTGTGGATACAATTCATATCTAAACTTTTTATACACATCTTCCAATAATTCCTCATTGCCAGCTATGGTATCTAAATCTTCATCTATGCCTACCGACTTCAAAAATCTATCAATATTTCTTTTTTGAATTTTCTTGATGTCATTTATCGTTTTGTTTTTATTGTGAAGTTCAGATATTATATACCCAATATCCATAAATTGTATATATTTATTTATCCGTTCATCACCAATAATAGCCCCTTTGTGATATTTAATTAATAGACTTGTAAAACGTTCCAGTTGTTCTTCTGACATTTTATGTAATCCGTTTTTCAAACTATCTCTTACATATCGACTATATCCAGAAATAGGATATTGCTCTGGTAATAACTCTGTTTCATTTGGTATTTCTACTTTAAACAAACTGCTTTTGTTAGAGCCTTGTTCTTTACTCAATACCTCTTTATATAGTTTGGATACTTTTTTATCTTTAGCAAAATACAAGCCCCAACCATGTGCTTGATTACCCTCACCAGTACCAATAGCACCTAAATCAAATGTGTCAAAATCATGTGGTGAACCATGCCATGCGGATTGGTAGTACTGATAATTATGTTTCTTTCGGAGCTTGTCTAAATCATTTTCGTTTGGTATACTATTAATAATATTAGACCAACTAACACTCATTTGTCCGCTTGATTGGACGTTATTGACTGTTAGTTGGTTTATTTTTTTTGTATTAACATATAACAAATCGCCATTATTTATCGCATTAGAGTACCATGTAGTATTAACTCTAGGGAATATACTTTTAACCCTAGTTTGATAGCTATTTCTTCCGCTTTGAACATCAAAAACCAACGGCACATGAACAAGGTTATTTTGCGTATCTCTTAATTCAACAACGGCAATAATCTCACCTTTTACCGATGCATTAGCAACAGGGTCAAAGTTTTTGAATATTGCAATCGGATTAGATAACGCACCAGGTAACTGTTTCATAACATTTAAGTCAAACTTATGTGCATGCTTAGTGGCAAATACTTTATTAAGCATTTTCGTTGTTATATAAACATCACCAGTTGTAAATTTGTAGTCAGGATCTTTAATTGTGCTAAACACTAAAGGTGCTGACATTATTTTATTTACACCTTGTTTAAGCGTTCCGTTTTGTAAATCGTTTAATATTTTTCCCCATTGAGTTATATCGGCTTGTAATTTTTGATGCATTACCAATTGTTGTGCATACCCTTTTTGGTTTTCTAAAACCGCATCCATTTTGATTCGCACGCTATCACGGAAATAATCCATAGCTGTATAACCGCCTTTGCCCTTTTGTCGCATATATTGTGCCATTACATCAGCATGTTGTGCCATTAACAACGCATTAGCTTTTGCCGTTTCACGTTGTTTTCTATCGGTGCTTTCGCCAATCGCTTTAACTACTTTGTTGTACACTTCATAGCCACTCTTGGATAGTTGCATCCGTAACGCTATATCGTTATCTGCTAATGTAAAAATCTTATCATGCAATCTCTCAAGGCTTTCAATTTGTTGTAGCGTATGTTCCATATCAGCATGATGGATATTGCTTTGGTTAAGTGCTTCCGTATTATCAGCGAATGCAGTTTGTGCTTTTGCTACGCTAGAATGGTACGCTGCTCGTCTACGTTCTGCATTAGTGCGTGGTGCTTTACCGCCATTATTAGACTTGTAATTACTTAGCCATTGTGGCTCTACACCACTTGCCGTAGCTTCTTTAATGTCATTGTCCATGTTGTCAAAGTCGCTTGCGTAGTTTTCACGATACTCTTGCACTAGGTTTTTGTACAAGTTATTATACGCTTGCTTAACCTGTGTAGGATTAGCAAATACTTGGTCTAGTACTTCACGATCAATGTCGCTTGCATCTTCAAATTCATCACGGATAATGCTTTCTTTAACTCGTTGTGCTTTCTTTTCTGTTGCATCAACTAGGTTATTGTTAAAAGCTTCTACTTCCGCTTTTGCACGTTCAAGTGTTTTCATAGACATACCGCCACGAGTAAAGTATGTACTTTCTTCTAGTGCCTTTACAGTTTCTTCCGTCAAGCCACCGCTTAATTGTGCATATTTACCAATCGGTACAGGAATGTCTGCATTAGCTTCGATACTCTTTGATACTTCCTCTTGAGTAACTATGCCACTATCAATCATGTTCTTAATAGCTTGTTGACCTTCTTCAGTTTCCGCCATTTCGTTTACGTTCACATATGCAGTAGATACACCTACATTATCCCCCTGTGCTTGTACAATCTTTCCGTACAGTTCAGGGTTTTCTTTTGCCATTTTGTTTGACGATGCATCTTGTTTTAATGCTTGCATGATAGCGTTACCATTTCGATTTTGCTCGGCCATGATTGCGTGTTGTTGTTCTTCTGGTGTTAGCTTTTGAAATTCATGGAACGCTTTCATGGTGTGAATACCACTCACACCGCCACCAATTGCGCCTAAACCAATAACGGCTGGTAATGCTTGTAGCATTGCACCGCCTGCACCTACCGCCATATCACCTATGGAATATACTCCCTCAGGGTCATTATCGTTGCGGTATAGGTTATGTTGGAATTTTTCGTTGATGTCTTGCAATCCCTCTTCAACTAATTCAGAACCGCCAGCCTTAACAGATGCTTTGGCCATTTGTGCAACAGTAGTACCAATACCCCTATTAAATGTTGCGATTGTATCACTTGTAGCACCTTGTAATACTTTTGACATAACCGCTTTAGGTGCTACTTTACCTATGCCTTTAACCATAAAACGTGTAGATGCCATTTCAATACCTGTATCAACTGCAGCATATGTCATAGCGTATTTATAGGCTTCATCATTAGAGTATACTTTATTACCATTTACATCACGTTTATTAATGAGTTCTAGGTATTTGTTACCGAATGACATTTTGTACATTTCATATGCCATGTCAGCACCGCCACCCCATTTAGCACCAGTTACTGCACCTGCGCCTATACCTACACCATCGGTAGTTAAACCACCAATTACCGCACCGATTGCACCGCCTATGATTGCACCTGTACCGCCTTGTTTACCCATCATGTATGCTTGTGCTGCCGTTTGTCCGAATACTTCTTGTAATGGATTAGTTCCATCAGGTGTTCGGTAGTTGCGCAAGTTATTTTGCAAGCGTTCCATTTCTGATGTTAATTCGTTAATACGTTCAGGGTCTTTTGTATGTGCCAATTCAAATCCAACATCACCCAACTTCATCTGATCGTTCATAGACCAAATACCTTGTTGAATTGCATCGAATGTAGATTTCGTAGCACGAATTGATTGTAGATTGTTGATTGCTTGTAATTGTTCCGCTTGTGAACCATATTTTACTTTATACAGTTCAGGAAATTCATCGTATATATCTTGTAATACTGCGCCACGTTCAACTCGTCTTGATAAATAATCAGCACGTTCAAACGCTTTATCATCACCACGCATAATTACATCAGGGTCAATATCTAACACTTTCCCCATTCTAATAGCTTCGTTATAACGTAAGGTATCATTATTGTATAGAAACAATCTATCCGTATTACTAACAACACTTGTAGGAAGTACCTTTTGTAATGACTGTCCTAGTGGTTCTAAACCTTGGTATGGATTGTCAGCTTTACCAAACGGATAATATGTAGTTGTACCATCAGCATTAGTTTCTTCCATTGTGCGTGGTGTATTTGCAATAGCCTTAATTGCATTAATAGCATTATCAACTACTTGTGCCGTTGTATCTATCCCTGCACCTATTGCATTACCAACTTCAGTAAAACCGCCAGTAGGTTTAGACTGAACACCAGCACTAGCACTAAAAGATGGTGATGTTTTAACATAGCCATTCTGTACAGCTAGTGCTTCTTGCCGTTCTTGTTCAAGTGTTTGTTTAGCCATTTTTAATCTCCGTTATCGTTATATCTTCTTTGCATGTTGTTATACACGCTTTCGTAAATATCTCTTGTTGAGCCATCTTGATATGTTACACGCACATAATGGTTGCCAACAGGTTCAACATGCACAATACCCATCGCTCTATTGCTTGCTGCGCTAATAGGTGCGCTATAATCATCACCATCACCGAAATATGGTTTTTCCGTACTTCGTAATGTTTGTGTTGCCAATGCGCCCTCAAATATATCATGCATTTCCGCTTCTGTAGGCGCTCTGCCGTGTTTGCTTTCAAAGTCAGCTTTACGACTTAACATCTCTTGTTTAACACCATATTCAAAACTTGAACGCAATGATTTGTCAGCAGGCAACGCACTTTGTATTTCGCTATCATAAGGTGTTAAATCAATTTTGTTGGCCTTTAATCGGTTATCGTTTGCTTCGAGTAACACTCCATCAAAACTATCATCAACAACTTTATCAGGGTACATTCTCTGTGCGTGTGCTAGCGTTTCTTCGTATGTATGAGTTTCAGCATATTTTTTCAACTCAAACTTTTGTTTTGCATTCAATTTAAGGCCTTTTTCATACATGGAATCAAGTTTAGGTCGCATTGATGCTTCTGTACCGCTCCACGCTTCCTTTTCCATATCGGTCTGTGCGCCTGCTGCTTGTGCGTGTGCGTAAGATGATGCACCTACATAATCGCCTTTTGCTATTAATTGGTTATATACAATTTTAGCTGCCGTAATTCTATCTTTAGCTTGCTTGGCTTCGATGTTCATTTGCATTGTCAGCCAACCTTTATAATTTTCACGGCCTTGTTTAACCGCCTTTTCAATTTGATCTTCAGAATAAACAGGTTGGCCGCCTTTAGTCATAGGTGCATTGCGCATTAATGCTTTATAATGTTCTGCATCTGCGCCATAATATCCACCTGCTTTTAACTTGTCAGCGTATTCATCTATGCTCTGTGCGTTGACTGCGCCATTCGGTTTAATATAGTGTTCAATCCAATCATCCACAAACTCTTCATCGGAATTATACACTTTGTAATAATTCGTTCCATCTGGTTGTTTGTTATCTTCCCCATTAGGCTCTGATTGAGTTAATCCTGCATAGTTACGATTTTCTTTTGCCAGCCTACTGAGTTCACCGCCAAGCGTTCCCTCTGCATATAACTGCCTATATGCAATTTCTGTATTGATACCATACTTATTATGTGCATATTGTGCTAACTTCCATAAATGTTGATTAGCACCAATACCTGACTGCATGGCTTCCTTGTTTTTGGCTTCCATTTGCGAACGTATGCGTGAACCCATAATGTCCATACCACGATTTACATCATCGCCTGCAGCCAATCGAATTGCGCCGAAATCGTTTTCATTGTTAGCGATTTTATTTATACCCATTTGTTGGTACATTTTCCTGTATGGTGTTAATACATTCTCACTAGCAAGCCCAGTTAATGCAGTTAACTGCTTATCCAATGTTTCTGAATTATTATCAGCAACAGTTTTATCTAATAAGGTTTTAGCATTAAGATCATAGTTTTGTTGTTTTTTAGATGCTATTTGTTCATCATCCAGCCCTAATTGTTTGCCAGTTGCTTCTATTAAATCGCCTGTTAATGTTAATGTTTTCATTTGTTGATTAACATCACCCGTTTGTAACAGATTGTTATTCAAGTTATTGATTTGATTTTGTGTAGCAGTGCTTAATGCATCCTCGTACTGACCTCTCATGTACCTAGATATACCATCTAAATCGTTTGTTTTTGATGTTTCAACCGCTTTATTGAAAGCGTTTACCGCATCAGTTGTACGTAAGTTATATTTAGCAGCAAGTTCGCTTTGGAATTTTTGTGTACTTTCAAGGTATGTAGGTAGTATCCCTTGTGCATTCATACCTTTTTGGTACATTAACCCTTTATCTTTATCAAATTTTAATTCAGTTACTTTTTGATTAAATTCATTAATAGCATTTGTAGCATTGATATAATCTTTTTGTTTATCGATTTCAAGCCAAGTTTTAGATGCATCATCCAATGCTTTTGCAAATGTGTTAATGCCGTTTTGGTTAACACCATATGCTTCCGCATTGATTGTTGGTCTAAACTCACCATTAACTGTATTCAATCTTTCATTTTGTTCATAATTAACTAATTTCATAGTTACCTGCCGTTAAAAGTCCAAACTTTCTTAACTGTTTTAACTGGTCTTTCTGTTACACCATTTACATCACCGCCATATTGAGTTGTGTATTTACCACCTGCATATTGTTGTTTCATCCCATATATACTAGATGCACCACTCAAGATAGTACCGAGCATTTGCAATCGCCCTTGCGTTTTAGCATTAGATGCAGCTGCTCTTGCACTACTAGCTTCATTGCGATAATTAACCCCATTCAGATATTCATTGTAAATACTGTTGTTCTTGTTAGTTTCCCAATTGTTAATATCCTTGTTGTATTCATCGTAGCTACTAGCCATTAATTGTAATGGTGTACCACTCATGGATAACCCTGTAGCGCCTGCTTCTGCCGTATTCTGACCTGCAATCAATCGCATTTTATTATCCATCTTATCTCGCTCTTGTAGTGCTTGATTAGCAATATCCTGTTGTTTCCTATCAGATATACGTGCATTAGCTTCCGCTGCTTGTGCCTGTGCATTATACATTGCAGTTTGTGCTTTGGTTTGTTGGTGTTGCCCCCACAATGTAGTAACCAATTGACCTGCCATCAATGCAATAGGATTACACATTCGCATCCCCCTTTCTCAATGTAAATAGTTCCATTCCGTTATGTGTTATATCAGAATGAATAACCGCCCCTAGTGATGTTAGCCATCGCTTCGAGCGGTTATTTTTCTTATGTATGAAATTGAATAAACATTCATGAGTGGATAACCACTCTTTTATGATTGCGTTACTTCGTTTTAGAAATTCCTTTTGTAATTTCAAATTAGTATCTAGTATCTTATTTCCTAAAAAATAAATACAGTACATTCCGTTGATTGGCTTTTTTGAGATACCATATACGGCTATTGGTGCATCATTCTCAATTACAATGTGATTTTCGTAGTCATCACTGCATATATCCCTCACGAAATCATTTTTTCCATAATTCGGAAAATTTTGGTTCGCTATATTGACCTCTAAGGTGTCTATGGCTCGTAAGTTGATATATAAGTCATGAATTAATGAAGTGTGCCTTACAGGGCAAATATCAAAGTCCTGTAACATTTGGAAAACCACCGCCTATTTCTATTTCTCGTGTAACGCTTAAAAGGTTAAATGGATAAGGTTTTTCGTGCAAAATACATACAGATGCATCGGTTGAGTACACTCCATCGAATTTTGGCAATATACATACCTTATCGCCACTATATAACTTGAGTGGCGGTAATGAAATATCATCCATATGGTTGAAGTTTCTTCCGATTTTGCCACCGAATGAATTTAAGATATTCATCGATAATCTACTCATCGTTAATTGTCGGCCTTGTAATGTGCCATCTTGTATTTGCATTTCGATGCTCGGAATACGTAACCGTGTAGTGTAGTTAATACCAACGGCTACGCTTTGTGCCTCACCATCGATATTGATAATTGCCGTAGGTGGTACTTCCTTAATTGGCCGTTCCCTACCATTTACAACGATTTGCACATCCTCACCAATCAGATGAGGTACTGTGATAGTGCTGATATTCTCTGTGCTTGTTTGTCTAATATAACAATCCATGTATATGTTGTTATTATCAGCGTTATACATTGGCTCAAATCGTTCAATACACATGACTGTACCGCTTTTGAAATCACGCTCAACGATAACGTACAAACTATCTTGTTCGCCCTCAGCTACACTCTCAGCGTATTTATATTTGCCTTTTGTGGTGAAGTGCGACCATGCATACACCTTTTGCTCAGGAATGTAAGTTAGACAATCGATATTGCCATCATCTGTTACGTAGTAAACGATACTATCTGGATCTTGTGCATAAGCACTTGTAATGAAGTTACGATACTTTGTTAAATGCTTAACGAATAGAGTTAAGTCAGCCCCTGTGTAGTTATCGCTTTCATAGGAATATCCTAAATCACGCACTACACATCCTCTAGCTTGCACATACACACATCTATTACCTATGTATTGTGGCTCGCATTCAGATGCACCACGTTGGGTTTGTGTGCGTAGATTACAGTTAGTAGGTGTAATAGTTTTAGAACCATCTATAATCCATTCGTTACCACTTGTTAAAATCAATAAGTCACTAGCAGGTATCAAATGTCTAATGTCATACATTTTGCGGTTAATAACAGGTAGTGTGATCGCACTATCATCTGTAATCGTTCCGCCTACCTTTTCTACACCAAAGTTGGAATAATCACCTGTGCGACTAAACCATATGTAGTTAGGATATTGAAAGCTAGATGCTAATATAAATCTGTCTTGATAAAACGTACATACACGAGGATAACCAAGGCCTTTACCCCATTGTCCAAATCTGAATTTAGAGGTGGCTTCGTTATCTACAACGCTATTCAATACATTTACTTTAACGTGCTTACTATCAACAAATTCTTTGATTTCAACTACACCATAATTAGAATGTGGCAAGAATGATAGGTCTACATTAACGCTACCGTCTTTTAAATCAGATACAACTTTCAATTTAGCACTAGGTGTAACCTTGCCTGTGTCGGTTACGTTGTAGTCATTGTTGGATGTATATACCCTGTAATCTTTCCATGTAGTGCCGTTGTCATTGCTGATTTGGATTTTAACAGTGCCATTCCAAGTGCCATGTGATGTGAATTTCCATGATAAATCCTCATCACTACTGAATTGTTCTACATCATAATTGATGTTGTTGTATTCATTTTCAGCCATAAGAATACGTTCATCATCACCATCATAACTGCCTTTTATCACTTTTCCTGTTTCACTTGTTGTAATTGCTTTTATATAATGTTCGATCTGCATGACAGAATGAACCATATCAGCATTAAATACATCCTTTGTGGCGGTTAGTGTATCACCATTCAAGATTACAGTACTTTCTTTGTCGATGTTGACTTCGCCGTATGGTTGCTCTGATAGTTTATATGTATCAAATCGCCAGTCTGTATCGCTATACCTAGATAGTGTTTTTACTGGATACTTACCACTACAAATGAACATTACATCGCCACTTTGGATGCAGTTCAATTTATCAACTACATCACTTTCAAATGGTGTTTCTAGTTCTATACCTGTATAAATACCATTCCGCCACACTCGGATATACTGCTCTCCGATTTCGAGTAGGAATGATTTATTCTTTTCGGCCGTAAATTCAAATAGCCGTGTAGACTTATCCTTGTTTTTAACTTGCCCTATATACTCTGACCCTTGCCGTCTAGCCACCGCCCCGTAAGGTCTAATGACTGCATTTTCTGCTAATAGCAACGCACTTTTAAACTGATCTAAGTCAAACCGCCTAGATACATCAGGCGAAATCTCACCAGTTGTAAATGCAAGTTGTGATATATACATTGGTTTCATGATTACCAACTCCTTGCTTTTACATAGTTAGAAATATATGGCATATCTTGCCTACGCTCTTTAGCACTCAAACTCTTGGCTTCTTGCGTTGCTGCTTGATAGAGTTTATAGCATTGGTCGAATAAACCACTGTTACCAGTTAATGGCATAGCTAAATCAGAACCCATTTTAGACTTCAATGCTTGAATAAATACAGGACTAAATACATCTATATCTTGCACATCATACACGTAGTCAATGTACGCAAGCGGTACATCACTCACGATATACTTTGTGTTATCGTCAAATGTGAATACATCATATTCTTTTTGCCTATCCGTTCTAAATCGTTCACCTTTAGGAATAACCCCTAAAATACGTAAGCACTTTTCAGGATACGCATAAACAAATTCATAGCCAGCTAGTTTATGCTCAGATAGTACGCACTCTTCACGCTTTCGTGCAAAATTCCATTCGTATTGAGATAGTAGCATTTTGCGTGTCGCATCATAGTGCAATCTGCATTGTCTAGCCGTTTCTGTTTCTTCATCAAGGCCGTATATCCTACCGCCATTGATTAATGACAAAGCCATGTTGCAAATATCAGTAGGTGTCATATTGCCCCCTTTTTATAGTGAAAAAGAGGGATGCATAAGCACCCCTCATTCTGTTATTCTGCAGTTTCTTCCGATTTCTTGCCTTTAGATTTAGTCTTTGGCTTTTCTTCGCCATCTTCGGTTTCTTCTGCGCCTACAGCTTCAAACAAATCATTGAAGTAATCTTTATCGTATTCAGCTACTTCTTCTTTTGTAAGTTCTACTGTTTGTCCTTCTTCAATTAAACCCTTTGTATTGTGATACAAAGTTACTTTTGCAATGTATTCCATGTTACCCCCTATTTGCTAGTGATACCGCTAGTCAAGAATACAGAAATTGTGCCAGCCGTTGCATTGTTGACATTTGCACGTGTATAGCGTTTAACACCATTTGCCAAGCGCACTTTATATTCGTACCCAGCTGGTGCATTGGCTGGTAATGTAATACCATGTAACAATACAGGGTTAGCAATGTTTTCTGTATCAGATGTGTACACATTAATCAATGCAGTACCTGTTAATGCTTTGTCTACACGAACAACTAACCACAAGTTAGGGTCAGCATCACCGCTAGTAACCATAACATCGGAGCTGACATTGCCAGATAATTCACGTTTCCAATGGAATGTATTTAAAGTATCGATAATCATGTATTTTCTCCTCTCTACTATGCAGTAACACGTGCTTCTGTGGAAAGCAATGCATCAATTTTGCGAACAGGAATACCATTAGCACGAGTAACCATTTTACCCATTTCCATATCTTCTGTGATAGTAGAGCCATGTACTTTGTTCTTTTGCAAGCGTAAGAATGTACGCAATTCTTGGTTCATATACCATACTGGTCTACATCCAGTTAAGCTATGCATTTTTTCTTCTGCACGGATCATCAAGTTAATCAAGTTAGGGCCTGCGGAAATATCTTCTTTGATAGATTTCATATCGATATTAGCGATACGCACTACATATCTCCAATCACGCACGGATAAACCGATGTTTTCTTTGAAATGAGTTCGATAAGCTTGGAACATAGAACCATCAGCTTTAGTAACTGTTACTTCGCCTAAATCTTCTTGTTCTAAACCGCCTTGACTGCCACGTGGATAAATACCATGTACAGTAAGAGGGCCCCAGCCTACGAGCCACATAGAGGCAAGGTTAGCAGTACCGCCTGCATCAATAATGTTTTTAGCGCAATCAGCTTTTTTAGTATCCAATGTATTGAAACGTGCGGATAAGCCAATGAATTTTTCTGGTGTGGTTTCATCACCATAGAAAAGTGTGCGTGCGATTTCTTGGCCCATGCTTTCAACAAACGCACTATCTTCTGTTGCACGGAACGCTACAGGGTCATTGGAAAGTTTAACCAAGTCTTTATCCACTTCGGAATATGCTTCCAACATACCACAAGTATCTGTGATTTGTTTTGTAGTAGATTTAGATGGTTGTACACCGCCATACAACATGCGCCATGTAGTGGATGGTAATCCAGTACGTACAGTTGTTTTGTTGGATGTGCCATCATTACATTCAATCATTGTCATGTCTTGAATGATTTCGTTTGTTTGGTTCAATTGCTCAATGATTTGTGCAATTTTACCATTTGGATCCATACGAGTTTGTAAATCCAATAATGTAGGATTGTTAGTTCCAATTGTAGCCATTAATTAATCTCCTTTAGTCTTTAAACATGGACGGATACATATTCCGTCTAATAGCTTCGTCAGATTGATTATTTGCAGGTCTGTTGTTCCCTGCGTTGTTATCTTCGCTTGCCATACCAGCGATATGTACGAATAGTTGAATTACTTCTACACGATTACCCAAGCCATTTTCAGCTAGGATTTCGCGGATATTAGGAATTGTCTTTTCTACTGCTTCAACACCTGCGGCCGCTTGGCTAACAGTAGTATCGAATTTACTCCCTAATACCTCACGAGCGTTATCTGCATATCCTTTGTATTGTGCGTTGAGTGCTTCTTGCTTTTGGTTTTCATAGGCCATTACAAGATTGGTTGCATATTGATTGCCAAACTTAGCCATCTGTAATGCTTGCTCTTGCGTTGCGCCTACACCATTAAGCATTTTTGAAAACTCATCTGCGATGGTTTGGTCGACTTCGCCACCCTCAAATGCAGTTGAGAAATCATACACAATAGGTTCTGCAGGTTGGTCGGTGTTAGTATCACCGCCACCGCCTAAAATCGTACTTTCTTGGTCTTGTGTGTTCGCGTCTTGTGGTGTACCACCATTTGCACTATCCGTGTTATTGTTTGTGCCTTGTTCTAAATTTTCATCCATGGTTATTCACCTTTCTCTAATTCACTTTGTTCTAAAGTCTTGAAATATTTCTGCATCTGAATGTTTTCTATTTGTGCTAGGTGGTATTTCTTAACACCCTCTATACCATCGCCAATCTTCCCCAAATCGTTTTGTAACAAAATAGCAACAGCCCTCATTCCCTCGTTAAAGAATGTTGTACTGTTGCCTGTGAATGATTGGCTATTCAGTTTTGCTCTGTCTAATATGCGATAAAAAAACCACCTACCAAGTTCAGTACTCAGTACGTGGTTTAGCGCTTCAATATCACGCTCTCGCATATAATCTCTTTTCTGCTTCATCTAGTACCCCATTCCCATTAACTGTTGCATAACAGGGTTTCCATCGTTCGCCGCATCGGTTGCTTGTTTAGCCGCACTAGCCATTTGAGGTGCTAATTGTGCTGCTTGTATCATTTGTGCTTGCTCCTCTTGTTCCGCTTGCGCCTGTTGTTGCTCTTGCATCTTAGCTTGATATTCGTCATTCGATACAATAACTTTTGCAGGTACACCGAGGTTAACACCATAATAATCCGCTGCTTCCTCAAAATTGAATTTTTGTAGAATGTTAGGATTGCCCTGTGCTAATGACATAAGGAACGCAAAATACTGTTCAATTGATGTTAATGAAGATACTTTCTGTGCCTGTGCCAATGGTGAAATGTATTCTATCTTCACATCTTGGCCGTTTAACTCTTCCGCTAATGCTTCATCGATTGGTGGAAATACACCTGCACGATCTAATATCGCATAGGTACGTTCGATAATTGGATTAAGAAATTCAGATAGTAGCCGTTCCACTACAGGCCCTAATTGTTGCAGTTTCTCTTGCGTGCGTTCCATGACTTCCCTTGCCGTCATTTGTCCATTGTCCATGTTATCGAGCATCAGGAATAAATCAGCACTATACGCACGTTTGATACTATCTTTAACTTCAATGATTTGTTGCATTATCCAATCTAGATTGATACCTACGTTAAAGATAGGCTCAACCTTACCACCTGTATCGACTTCGGTAATACCGCCAGGAAATAGTGATACACTACCGATTACATCAGATGTTACGGCCATTGGTGGTTTTACCCCTAACTCAATAGCGGTTAGTCGGTCTAGTTCCAACTTCTGTAACATCATTGCATCTGATTGTGCGAACCACGCACTACCTTTACCATATCCATTTAGATCATGTGTAGTGTGCCGTGCAATCGGAATAGGCCACTCTTCATAGCCGCTATGTCGCAAGATTTCATCATCCCTACTCCCCTCAACCCAGTAAATAGAGGAGTAAGGCATGTTCTTATTACCTGGTTTTCCATTGCGGTCTTTGTTTTCACATACGAACCAACAAACAGTATATACAGTTGCATTACCCTTGCCGTCATCGTATGCGTTTTTAATCTTATCGGTACAGTTATCATATCCAAACTCTTCCACGAGTTGGTCGCAAGTCATGTTATATTTCCGCCCAAACGTGTTAACCTCACCATTAGCATTGCATTCTAATGCGTAAGTACCAATTGGATACGATGTGAAACGTACACCAACTTTACCATCAGGCATGATTGACATCGGTGCTTGTCCGAATGGTAGTTCCATATAGACTTGGTGAACAACATTGTAGAAATTGGATTTTGCAAATACTGCATACAATATTTCTTCACGTTCATCTAACACTTTCGCTACATCGCTATTCGCCGCCATATCCGTATTTTCCATGGTTAGCTTAAACCATTTACGGCTAGGCGGTGTCATTCCACTCATTACACCACTAGCGAATATTTGACAGCTTTCCCATGCAATACCAGTAAGGATTTTATCGGTATACAACTTCGATTGGTCTTGCTCACCATCGAATACACCAAGGAATGGTAATTGATAATCTCTAATCATCTTCCATTTCTCAACGTACTTTTGACGATTGGTGAACATCTGGTTAAATTTAGCTTTTATTTTCTTGTAGTCTTTTGGCTTAGTTACAGTCTTTTCTGTTGGTTGCCTAGCAAGGCTTGATAGAATAGTACTCATATTAACCGCCTAATGTTGTTTTGCCTGTTGCTTGATTTAACGCACTAGCTAAAATCGTACTATCATAACCAGTTTTCTTACGCTTTTTATCGGTGAACCATTGTTCATCTTTCTTTTGCGTCATGTCATCAGTCTGTGCGACTGGTGCAGGTGCTGGTGTAGTAACACTTGGTGTCTTAGCTTTCATACACATTCACATTCCCCCTTTACCCAAATGGTTTGTACTCTGTATTCGCTACTCTTCTGTGATTGCCATTTACTTTTTTAGTGACCCTAAATGCAAAGGTCAAGGCTAATGCATCGCCTTTATTTGGTGATGGTAGCCCTCGTTCTTTCATATCCTTTTTGCTTTCAAGTTGGATGCGGCCGTTTTTATCAATGATCGCTTCTGGCCCTACAAGGTCATCATATAATCCTTGCTCATTAGGAATTGAACCGCCCTCTTTTAGCCACTCTTTCATTTCGCCCCACATATACGCTCTCATGTTGAGGTACATATTGTTAGGCGATGCACTACCAAAGGCAACTAACCGCCATTTTCTACCCATTGACTTACCGATACTGTAAATACCTGTGCCGTACCCTTGGTCTATAAATACTGCATCGGCTTTGTACTCGTCCTCAAATTGTGCTATGAGGTTAGCCATACGCATATCATCGTCATTCTTTTCAATGGTTGCTAAACACTTCATAGAGTATCCATTACGCATCACGATTTCTAATGTATCGCCACCAGTCCATGCAGGGTCTACACCAATGATTACAGGTAGGTTATTAAATTCACCAACTCTGTACATTCGCTTTTGTGCTTCATCAACGATTGATGCGGATATAAATTGTGTATCAGATGCACTAGGGAATATCCCTCTTACACGCACTTTTACAAAGTCGCTATCCTCACCATGTATATCAATCCATTCTTGTAACTTCGCTTTGTTTGAGATTTTAACAGTACGGCTATCTATCTGATAGGTAGTCCAATATGCACGATGCTTTCTGAAACATTCTCTAAACCTGCCACTATTACGTGTAGGATTTCCAAACACGCACCATATAATCTCGGTTTCCTTATCTGTCAAAGCACCCTCTGTTACTTCCCATATCTTATCGGAAATAGCGGATGCTTCATCAAATATGATAAGTATTCTATTACCTTGATTGTGCAAGCCTGCAAATGCTTCTGGATTACTTTCGCTCCATGGAATAGCATCTATCCGCCATGTTTTTTCGTACTGCTTATCAGCACTAAACAATGCGGTTGCCGTGTAGGTAAATAGTTCCTTGCCTATGAACAGGTTGTACCACTTGTTTAACTCAGCCCAAGTCTTAGACTTTAACTGTGTATCAGTATTAGCGGTTACAACTCCACGTGTGTTTTCGTGTGTGGCAATAGCAAATAGAATTAAAATCGATGAAAACGCCGACTTACCAATACCATGTCCAGATGCTACTGCAATTTGTATTGCCTTGGCTAATGACTTACCCTTGCGTAGTTCTTCGCCTATTTTCTTGAAAGTCTTTACTTGCCATTCATCAGGGCCGTCAAAGTTTTCAAGCGGTGTTCCTTTTTCTCCCCAAGGGAATGCGAAATAAACAAAGCCTAATGGATTATGCGTAAACGAACCCAACGCATCAATCAGTTGTGCCTTGTTGTACTTCATCTGATTTCACCCTTGCTTGTTTCATTCGGTCTGATATATCGATTTCTATTTCTGCATCAAGTTTTACCTTATCAGTAAATAGCATGTGCCGTTTACCTAACAACTCGGCTGCTTTTGTTCTATCTGCAATTGATGCATCCAAGCCAAACGCATCTTTTTCTTCGCCATTCATAACCTTGGTTAGGTACTCTAACACTTCATCAGCCGTTGCGATTGTGTTTTTGCTACGCTCGTTCATGACCGCATCTATATATTGACGCACGTTAACTTTTGTCAACAACTGACTACCTTTACTTCTTGCCGTCTTTTCTGAATATCCAGCAGTAATTGCACTTTGTGTTCCGTTGGTGGTCTTAACGTATTCATCAGCAAATATGCGTTCTTTCTTAGTTAGTTTTTGTGCTAATTCATTTATACTCGCCAATGTTACTCACCACCTTTATATGTCTTAACTAAAAATAGCAGTACTTCATGTTGCTTAGTACTGCTATACTCACTTTCTTTCTTATATAGTTGTCCTTGTTTAAAGGTCTTGCCTTTTTTGTACTTATGAGGAAATGTTAGTTTGTACTCTTCCTCTGTATACATTCGACTGACAATATATATCTTGCAAGGCTTATCAAACTTACTCCATGTTTGCCGTACATCGACTACATACCGCCTGCCGTTCATTTGTAATGCTTTCAGTAGTTTCTTTATCGTTGGTTGATAATTCACATCAAACACCACACAATACCGACTATAATCAATACACCACACACAATAGCTAGACAATCAATAATACTTAACACGTTATCTTCACGATGTTCAAATGCATATTTTGCTTTCGCTTGTAGGTCTTTGTTATCTAAATCTTGTGCAGCTTTTTTGAATAACGCTCTATCTTTAATGAATTGTTTAATTGCATTAATCATTTTAGTACTTCACCACCTTTCCGCTTTAGTTTCCCATTAGATCGTACACACAAACCGCATGTGCTTTTTCTTGCGTTCCCCTGTGTAATGTATGTTTGGCATAATCCATCATATTCAATGACATTAGCCGTGCATCTACCTTTCTTGTTGTTCAAGCATTTACTCTTACAACACAATATATCAGTCATCATTTCTCCCCTTTTGATAACTTTATACAAAAAATGAGATATATCGCCGTGGATATACCTCATTATGTGATAGTTTTATTCATTTTTATTGCATACTCAAAACCAAAGTTATATAGTTAGCTATTCGCCAACACGAGTATATGAATTGTAATCATGGTTAGCTCACTCTGTCTAACTCTCGCACAATACTCGGTTCCCAACGGAACATATAGCTTTAGTTTTCAGTATGCAATTGCACTCTCTAAACTAATACCGCCAGTTGTTTGTAGTATGTAACATTTTTTTCGCTTAATGTTTTATCTCATGAAACGTATAGTTGGTTGTTATTGCAATATTGGAACGGATTATATGTGCGGTATTAGTTTACAAAATGCAATATAAGAGGTGCGGTGCAGTTAGAAAATAATATAGATTGTAATGACTTAGAAACAATACTCGTTGATTTTCAAATACAAAATATAAAACCGCACCTCAATTGCTATTTAGTTTTTAGAATTGCTCATTGGCAACTCTTACACCTTATATTCTACCATATATAGACTTGGACTTATATGGACATTTGCGGACATTTGCGGACATTTACGGACAACTTTTTGCCACATTCAATCAATGCTCGTTGCTTATATCGTTTCGCCTGTTTAGCTGAGTAATTTCCAATCATTTTGTAAGCATCTTCCGTTGTGGTATTCAATATGTACTCATATCTTAGAATGACCGCTCCTAGTTTTTCATCTAGGCTATCAATCAATGTGATCGCATCGCATTTTAACTCTGATAATTCATCAATACGCTTATCACGTTCTGCTACTGTATCAATAAATCTAGCTACGCTCCCCTCTAACCCTTGCGGAGTACCACCGCCTGTTACTCGGTCTTTTGCGTAATCAATCGCACCTATCGATGTAAGGTTTGCTCGTAGTTGATTGATTTCTTCTTTAATAGATGCAATCTGTACATCAATTAACTTAACAGGTTGTAGGTACTCAACCGCCTTTTCTATTAGTTGTTTTTCTTCTAATTCACCCAAACACTCACCCCCAATATAAACGCTAAACACATTACAATTAACCACAAACCTAATATAACTGCACTTTTAATTCCAAACTTTATATCAATAAAGTTTATCAATAAGAAAGCAACTATAGATGCAATACCGCTCACAAGTAATGTTTTAAGCATAATCTATTTATACCTCTGCTAGTTTTGCATATTTCCACCCAAATGTATCGGTTTTATTTTTTACAGAAAATGAGGTTCTTCCGCCCATCCACGCACGCACCTCTCCATTTTTATAACTTGCAAAATAACTTTTCACCCATTCTTCATCACAATCATCTCTAACCAATATAGGTGTATCAACCGCCACCTTTGACCAATCAACAGCACCTAAATATTCGCCAACATTAATTAGTTGGTCTTTCTCTTCAAAGCATGTACACGCTACCATCACACGTGGTGAAAACGGACATAATAAATCCCTTTCGTTTTTGAAAAAGAACAGTACATCATCTTCGATTTCTGCTTTATTAAACCCTAGATCATACATTCTTTGGAACAGTTCATCTGTAAATGCTTTATCGTTCATGTTCCCACTCTCCTTTATCTTCATTCCATTTGTACCACTTCACGTTTTTTATAAACATTCCATTGTCTTGTAAATCATCTTGCATTTCACCAATACAAAATTCATCATCGCCGCTTTCACAAGCCAGTTGTTTTAGAAATCCAAACGCACTCTCCCATGTGTCATGCGGTGCTATGTAATAATCAGAACGTTCTGTATATCCGCTATATCCAATCATTTAAACGCACCATTATAGAGTTTATCTAGTTCATGTCTGTATTGTGATATAATTTTGTTCTTTATTCTTAATGCAAATTCTTCTAATGTAATTTTTAAATACTCTAATTCACACATCGATACTTCAATACATATTTTTATGTCTACTCTCTTGTACACAACAATAAACCTATTCATATCCAACGATACTTCAGGTTCAAATAAGTAATCCTCATAAACAAATGTTAAGGCTCGTTGCAAAATATAAGTCGTATCGTGTAACCCTATTCTTTTTATATCGTGATAAATTCTCATATTCACCTCTTGTGATAAGGCGGATATTTCACCGCCTATATCTATCCAACCAATACTTTAATCAATACTACAAACCCAAATATTAAAGCTACTAGCGATACACCCATGATTGCATTGAAAAACAGCTCTTGCATAAACCTAATTCCATATCTATTAGCTTTTGCATCCCTATTAGCCATCGCTTTAAAGTCTTTTGTTTTTGTTTGTAGCTTATCTACATCACCTGTATATTTTCCTATTGGTGTACACATTATTTACCAACTTTCAATTCTTCAACTTCCGCTACTAATTGATTTACCAAATCTTCAAGTTGTTTGATTTTGCCTTTATGGTTAGTTTCATATTCAGAACCTTTACCAAGTCTAAAGGATACACCTGCATTAATCATCTTGTTGGACAATGTAGCACCTAAGCTAAACATAACGTGTTCCGTTGGTGCATAGAACATTCCGAGGGCTACATCATTTGCGTTTTTGTAGTGGCCGTAACCTACTGCAAATGTTAATTTATCATCAGAATTGTAGCCTAGGTAGTGTAGCGCACTTAGTGCAGCATTAGATGCACCAGTTTTTGCTACTTCATGCATCACGTTTGAGATTTGACCTACTGTATTATGCTCTAACTCTGTAATGCGTGTTTCATGGCTATTAATTCTATCCGTATTATTTAAAATGGCTTGGCTATTTTGCCCCACACGCTCGTTTGTAGCTGTTAGAGTGTTATTAATCGTTGTAAATCCGTTATCCACCTTATAGGTCAAATTAGAGATATTCGTAGTATTTCGTGTAACTCGTTTATCTAAACAGTTTACATCTTTTTGAAGTTTGGCAATGTGTGTGCCGTTTGTTTCAATTTCGTCATACGCTGCGAACAGTTGGCTTCCATTTACTGCATCTAAACTGCTAGGGTCTACACGGCCTGCACTTACATTATGCAGTTGTCTGTTGTAATTGCTAATTCCGCTATATGTATCGCTTTTCTTGCTACCAAAGGATACTACGCTATTAGGACTTTCACCTGCGAACACGTGAGTTACACCATTCAATACAACTTGTCGAACACCTACAGGATTATCCGTTTGACTGTTTGTGCCAATCGCAACGGAATTTTGAACAGGTGCTGATGCATTGTTCCCAATGACTACCGCATCAATACCACGCACTACACTATGTGTACCAACTACTACCGCCCCTTGGTTATCTACTGTATTGTTAGCGCCTAGTACAATTTGTTCCTTGTTATTGCCTACATAGTTGTTATATCCAATCACACTTGCTTGGTCGGCTTCAATTGTTCCATTACCCCCACCGATTACAACACTATCATTTCCTGTTACTTTATTATCACGGCCAATTGCAATTGTATTTGTACCTGTAACTACTGTATTTGCACCTACGGCTACAGAATTATAACCGCTTACTACTGGTGCTTGTGTGTTAGGCTCTACTGGGCCTGTAACTACACCATTTGCAAACACATTACCACCAATTACACCCATAATCATTGTTGCTAATACTAATTTATTCATATTTGTTTCTCCTTTTACTGTCTTTTCTGTCTATCTACTGTCTTTTTATTTACCAGTACTACCATATCCACCATCGCCACGTTCTGTTTCGCTGAGTGTTTGTGCTTCTTCTACATCTACCACTGCGATTGGTACGATGATTAATTGTGCAATGCGATCACCTCTAGCTATTGTATAGTTTTTACAAGATACATTTTCATATGCGATGCTTAATTCTCCTCTATAATCTGCATCGATAATCCCTACGCTATTTGCACATCGTAGTGGTGTTTTACTCATGCTGCTTCTTGGTACTAATAGCCCCATATGTCCTTTAGGTATTTCTACTGCTATCCCTAATGGTATTTTCTTTTGACTGTCAGCAGGTACTTTAATCTGAAAAGGGCAATATAAGTCTAATCCAGCTGCATCCTTACTACCTCTAGTCGGTAGTTGTGCGTATTCATTTAATAGTTTCACTAACATTATTCCATTCTCCCCAATTCTTCGCTCTAACAACTCGATTGCTCGATATATTCAACTCAGCCATGATTTGTTTATTTGTCATACCTTGCTTACAAAGTGCAATCACCTTGTCAGTCAATGCAAATTCATCTTGTATGCTTCTTTTTGTAGGCAATCCCCTGCCTTTGTCAGTAACAATATGTATAGCCTCGCTTATATCCAGTTCGCCCCATACTACCGATGCTAACGCTAGCCAATTCTTGCAATTGTGTGGGATACCATATGTTGATGTATTAACTGCCATTACTCAATCCACTTTCTTTGTACATTTCAAACCAATCATCCGCCCTCATGGTGATTAACCATTTAGCATTATTTTTTCTATGTGCCACGATTGGTATCACGTTTTTATGTTCGCTATCATGAATTGCTTGTGCCATTGCTTTGTCGATGTTTAATGCTTGCACACGCTTTACTTCAATGTGGATATTAGGTAGCCCAACACAATCGCTGGCATCACCTGTATTTCCACAATATTGTTGCGTTCGTCTTACATCAAATCCATGTTCCTTACATAGACTAGCAAATTCACGTTCACCTCTTGCTCCTTTTTGCTTGCTGTTTATTGGCAACGATCATCCCCCCTACACATCTAACTTTTTCATTAACTCTTCAAGTAAAAAAGCTAATACAAAACTTATCACCATAGCTAAAAATGTTTTAGCCACCGACCATATACTCACACCCAAAATTCCAACTAGCCATAGCACAAGTGCTAATGCAAATGAAAAAGTAGTGATAAGAAATAGTATTACTAAAATCCCATCTGCCACAATTAAAAGCTTTCTCATCTTTCCCATTTCTAACATTTGTTTATGTATATTTTCTAACCTCTAATCATTTACTGTGCATCCGTATTTCTTATTACGATTGCACTTTCTTATTCTCATCACGTTATCCCCTATGTATGCTGTAATGTCATTTCTCATTACTGCATTATCAAATTGTTGTTTCTTTTCCTGTTTATACGATTGGTAGGCGGTACATTTTCCATGACAACCTACATTTCTGTATTCACATCCCTTACATGGTACTTTCATAACCCATATCCCTATTTATCAATGTAATCACCAATACGATATGGTTTTGTTTCTTGTACAACCCAAGATTTGAGATCGTACCCATGACGTTTTTCCCACGCTTGGAATACTTTTGTTAGTTCTTCGCTTAATTCATCCATGTGTTCGTTTTTAACATCTTTCATGTAATCGTCTGACCATTCTTCGATTTCATCATCTAAATCGTAATCAAGCACATTCCAAATCACTCGTTCACCATCTATCTCAGGTACATATCGATATGGATGACCTATTTCTATTGTTGTTTGTAACAATTCTTCTCGACTTAAAGCATCAAAATCACCATAGTTATATTCATTGTTGACATAATCTTCGATAGCCACCTTAATGCTATTTTGCGGTTCGCCAGCTACTTCATCTTCACACCAACAATATTTTGTTTCATCTTTAACTAGCATCATCATTCTCCTTTATTTCTTTGGCCTCGATAATACAACTAATCGGAGATATAGATACAAGAGTTCCATATATATCTTGGAATAATATGCACTTTGTCTTTCCATCAGCAACTAGGTTTAAATCAAGGTAATACTCATTTAGCGTTTTGTATCTTTTTGTTGCATACATTCTTATTCCGCTACCTGTAAATACTGTAAATTGAATCATAACTTCACCTCTTAGAACGGAACATTTTCGTTTTGCGGTTGCTCAAAACTGTCAAAGTTACTAGCATCATCAAAACCGCCATCAAGTTTTTTGCCAACAAAATCGGCTACTACTTCCGTAACATAGCGTTTCTGCCCATCTTGCGTATCGTATGACCGTGTTTGAATACGGCCATTTACGAGTAATCGCTCTCCTTTCTTGCAATTGCCAACCGCCTCGCCAGTTTTGCCCCATGCTACGCAATTAATAAAAGCAGTTTGTTCTTTTGTTTCATTGGTTGCTGAGTCAATATATGTATTGATCGCTGCAACTGTGAAAGTCGTTACAGCTCTTCCTGTTTTTGTAAAACGTAATTCTGGATCACGTGCTAGATTGCCTAGAATTTGTACACTATTCATTAAATTAACTTCCTTTCAATATTAATCTTGCCTTTGTATGTTCTTATCATGTCATGCATACACTCAAACTCTTTTGCGTTCGCTTGCATTAACATTGACATTTGCTCTGTTGCTTCCTGCTCAGTTTCCACATTGAGTGGTATTTCGATTAGGATTGCCATCTTGTGTTTTTTCTTCATTACTAGTACTCACTTATATAATTTGGTTCTACGTTGCACTCATCAACGCTTACATCGTATTCACCACCTAACTTGCAATCGATTGTTACGTTATCTTGCAAGTAGTCTACGATTTGATGCAATAAACACCACGCTTGACGCTCTGTTTCTGCATTAATATTGGTGCTAATACTAAATTCCACTTTTATACTTCCCATATATTCCATGTACTATCTCCCTATTGCTTGCCGTAATATTGCTTTTCCACTTTCAGAAATATCAGCATTGTCTATGATTTCATTTAAATCTACAGGTTTACGCTCTTCTTTGACTGTTTCAATTAAATGTCCATTCGGTAGCATTTTAATTTGTGCATTGCCTACTTCGATTTGTTTCCGCTCTTCCTCTTTCTT